CGGCGATTCTGTTGGCGATGTAGTTATTGAGCCAAACCTTATCAGCTTCCGATGCTCCTCTGGCATCTAGAATCTTCTTGGTCGTGCCTGTAGAAATCTTGTAAACTGGCTTTTTGAACTTTTCTAGCTCCTCCTTGGCCTTGGCTTTAGCTAGCTTGTCCATCTATACTACTATACATTGAATCTATTTTATTTTCAATTCAACTGTATAGTAGAAGAAATGGATAGGCTTCATTACTTTGACGAGTTGATTGGTGGGGGTAATGAAAGTAATACGATGGTAGGTGGGAGTTTCGCAGAATATTATCTTAAAAGTGGGAAACTAGACCCAAGTAGAAAATTAGAATTACAGCATTATTTAAAAGGGAAGCCATTTAGGGAGATTGTAAATCAACACGCTGTTAGTCAAGCAATTCTAGATTTATGGGGTGCTTTAAATCCTGACTTAGATAACCGTCACGCAGCAGCAAGGGCGCGGTCTAAGATACTCCAAGCACAATTACAAGACCAATCTATTCCCCTTCCTGTCTCTCATATTGCTTCTGTCAGCCCCCCTCTTGGCGCTCCTATTCCTATTGTTCCAAAATATGAACGGCAAGTTCGTCTTCTGAATCGTGATGTTCCAAGAGAAATAAGAATGTATGCTGCGGCAAATGGCCTTAATGCCGAGGAGTTATATAATTCATCAGAATACAGAGACCCAGAGGAGGGGTGGGTTGATTATACTCCAGCATGGGTAGAAAGTCGTAAAATTTATAGTGACAAAATAACATTAAGAAATCCACTAACTGGTAAAAAAAGCATTGGATACACTGAGCCTCACGCCGACCCTTATGAGAGGTATCAGTATAGAAATAAGCCTGGGGCTAAAGTTAAGGCAGGTCGTGTTAAATTTATATAACACTACTAGAACAATGTCCGCCCCTACAGGTGTCTTACGGTATGCTGGCGATTGGAATGTCTCTAGAGAGTATAGCTATGGGATGTTTGTTGTTGCGTCTGATACTCTTTGTTATGCTCTTGGTGTGCCTACTAATACTGGAACAGATCCTACTAGCGTTGACGCATCTACTATATGGTTTCTCCTTACGAATCTACCGCCGATTAGTGGTGTTGCTTCAGTATCTGGCGGCACTGCTATCTCTATTACGGGGACGGCCACAGATCCGATAGTGAATAACACAGGTGTTACTTCTCTACTTGGTGGTGCTGGTATGACTGTGACAGGAGAAACAGATTTAACCGTGGATAGCACTGTTGTTCCTGGTGTTGCAGTGGCTCAGAATGTTCTTATAACGGCAGATAACACAGCGATAATAACTTTACAATCAGTCTCAACCACAACTAGTTCTATATATGTAACAGTAACGGTAAATTACACTCCTACTACAGACCTAGGGACTATTTTGGTTCTTACACTGAGGCGTGCGATAAATGGTGGATTTGCCGACCTTATTGATAATTGTTCTGTCGTATCAAATGGAATTGGCCTTGGTTCTAGCGCAACCTTGGGAGGTCTAGTAACAGGATTAACACCTGGGGTAACGTTTAGTTTATTTCTTTTCGGCACAGCAGTATCTCCAGGAGCATTTACAATTAACAGAGCTAATATGTATTATCTGACAGGACTTCCTCCAATCTTAGCATAAAATAAATTCAACTGTATAATAGAATGTCCATCCCCACAGGTGTGATAAGATATGCTGGCATCTGGGACGCTGCTAAAGAGTATAGTTACGCCATGTTCGTGGAGGCGTCTGATTCCCAATGTTATGTTCTTGGTGTTCCTAACAATACTGGGACAGACCCGACCAGCGGCGGTGCTTTGAATATATGGTTTCTTTTTACAAATTTTAATCCTGGTGGCCAGACAGGAGCCACAGGAGCCACAGGAGCCACAGGAGCCACAGGCGCAGCAGGAGAATCGTCTTCTTATTTTAATTATAAAGCACAGGCTCCCCCAGGGACTCCCACTTCTGGTCGTATCAGCTGGCAGAGTGTTACTCAGTCAGCATCAACATTTTTTCTAGTCAATCACGTCAGTAATGACAATGTAGATGTGGAGATATTTTTAGCAGCTGTTCAGCCAGGGAACACTCTGATTATCCAAGACAGGGACAATTCAATTAACTTTCAGAAGTGGCTGGTCTCTAGTGTTACTGTCACGCCGAATGTATTAGTTCAATATAATGTGACACTTGTATCATCTTTTGGCGGTAATTTTGCCGATAATCACAATATATTTCTAGCGATCCTGGCAGCAGGACCAGCGGGCGCAACAGGAGCGACAGGAGCGACAGGGGCTACAGGGGCGATCAATACTTCTCTGGTGAATAGGGTCATAGGAAGTTCTTTTGGAACCCCAACAACAACTCCTCTAACATGGTCAACGGGCGATCCAGGAAATGTGTATGTTCCCCTTCTTCCTAATACAAGCGTTACATATCAGCCACCTATCGCCCCTACATCTGGGACAGGCTGGCGATTCTCTAAGACATATAATCTGATCACTGTCGCTGTGTCTGGTCTGACTCTCAACTCAACCTATAGCATTGTGACTCCTGGGACGATTAACTGGACTCTGATTGGTGCTACAGCAGCGACGGCAGGAACAGCGTTTACATACAATGGCGTTCCTATCACGGGAACAGGAGGCACTGCTGTTGAGACATCTAAGATTTCTTGGTATCCGCTGAACGACCTGTATGGTCTAACTCTGCCTCAGACAGTTGCTCCTGTTGGTTCTGTGTCAAAGGCCAACCTTCAGACGGCATGGTTTCTGGTCAGATTTAACGCTGACATAGCTCTCCAAGGGTCTCTGGCGATTCAGATAGATACTTATGCCTATCAGTATCCTTTCCCAGCACCAGTCCCACCCGCAACATATCCATCTTACACAGGTCGTTGGGCTTACTCATTCCCTCTTCAACAGGGTGTTGGATTTAATGCTGCCCCCACCACAAATATAACAGCAGGAGCGAATCCTGGACTTAGTTCATCTCGTCTCAAGGCGGGCTTTACTTACCTCTTATACGCAGGAGATTACAGCACCATAGGAGCGCCAGGACCCGTCGGCACGGCCTCACAGAGCTATTTTCCTGGGGGCGCTGGTCTCTTTGCCCCATCCCAGACTCTTCTAACAAATACTCTCAGAGACCCCTATGATGTCTATCCTGACTATCCTCACTTTGGTCTGACGTCCTGTTCATATATCCCTAACGCCACTCAGCCTCCCTACGGTGGAGCGAATCCATATTCTGACCCAGCGGCGGTAGAAGTGGCTTCTATCTATCTCAACACCAATTCTACATCCCCTAGTTCTGGTATAGGTCAGACAGTGACAGACTTCCAAGTGCTGGCGATGGGATATTCAACATCTATTAAGTCAGTGGCGTATCCTCTTACATTTGTTTAAATATGCTTACAATAATGTAAATACAATAATGTATTTCTATATAAGAAAAGCGAATGGACAACGGTATCGTAGGAGACGGTGGCGCTGGTAATCATACGATAAAGAAAGCAGAGGCCTACTCTTTGGGCGATGACGATATCAGACGACTTCTGGGGTCAGGGTGTAAGATAACGACCTATACCGACTTAGAGAATATCCATGATATCAACCAAATCTTTGATGGGAAGGGCAGGGCTGTGGTGTTCTTCCCTCAAGAGTCAGCCAACGTTGGGCATTGGATTGGTCTGATTAAGGACGCAAGACAGATAGAATTCTTTGATTCCTACGGAAATTATCCTGATAAGCAGAAGCCTGATAAGGAAACGCAGAGGGAGCTTAACATTGATCAGCCACTCCTGACGAAACTGTTAGAGAATTCTGGCTGCCGAGTTATCTATAACAAGGTGGCGCTTCAGAAGACGAGGGACGATGTTCAGACCTGTGGCCGTCATGTAGTCTGTCGTCTTCTGTATTCTAGGTATCCTATCGCCAAATACAGAGAAATGATTAAGAGAACTGGTCTTTCACCCGATGAGTTTGTAGTCCGAGAAACAATAGATACTTTAGGAAAATAATATTACTCTCTAGTAGAATGTCCTATAACTTCAGAAGCATTGTAGATGGGGGGGCTGACAGCGACATGATTTATTACAACGCAACCCTGACGGCTACAAAGACTTCAGACCTCCGATCCAGCGCTGGCCAGAGTCCTATCCGATTCAACGAGTCTCGTGATGCTCCTATCATCAGAGATGCCTCTCAATATTACTTCTCTATCATCCGTTTCGCCATGAATGGACCAGGGAAAAATCTGCCCTTGTTCATCCCTCTGATTCAGACGAATGGCAATCTCACCCCCACTCAGACTGACCCAAATCTGACTGTCTATTATGTGTCTCTGGTCTATCAGCGTGAGTGGAACTATACGACGACCGCTGGTGCTGCTGCCACGACAATGATTACTCTACTACCTCCTTCCACACCTGTCAGTTATATTTCTGAGACTCAGGATTTACGAGTGGCTCCTGTGCCTCCTTCTCCACCTACTGGCATTGAGAAGCAAGATTTAAGCACTCGTTATTATTGGATCTACACCTACAAGCACTTCGTCCAGCTGGTGAACAACACCATGGAAGCGGCGATGAATAGGCTATGGGTAGGCTTCCAGACGGCCTGGGCGGCACAAGTGACAGCTTCTGGTTCTGCCACGGCAAGCCCCTATCCTACTCTGGCTTCCTTTCTGCTAGATCAGGATGTCCCTGTTCTCTACTACAACGAGGTGACGAATCTGTTTGAGATTTACGGCGATACACGCTGCTTCAATGTGTCTGGCCAGATTCGCTTCAACCAGCCCGTGTCTGAGGGCATCCAGGCCAGTCTCCCCGCTTTTGTAGCTCCTGCCTATGCTCCTGGCGGCGCAGCAAGCCCATCTTCCCAGTGCTTCATCCGTTTGTTCTTCAATGACCTGTTGTTTGGTCTGCTGACTAACTTCAATAACACTTATCTTGGAGTGACTGATGGAGATACCATAGTAATGCCTTTAACACAGACAGTCAGGACTCCTGTAACACCAAGTCTTTCAACAGACCCCACTCTCTACACAAACGAGATTCTCTTTACCAACCAGCAGTATCAGAACATCCTCAATAACAATCCTGTTCTCCAGAACTTCAATGCCGTCCCTCCCCCAGTGTATAATCCTCTCTTCTTTCTCCCGACAGGCAAGCAGAATCTGTATTGGATCGCTAAGCAGGATTACCGATCCATTGATACCATGTGGAGTCCTGTGGCGAATATCGTCTTCACATCAGCACTGCTGCCTCTCAAGAAGGAGTTCAATGCGGCACCTGTGGAGCTGAATCAGACGAACGTGAGCGGCAAGTCTGTCCCGGCGCAGAGTTCCTTTGAGCCTATCATCTGCGACTTTGCTGTTGACCAGCAGATTGAGGCCGCCCAAGGATGGCGTTCCTTCGCTCTCTACGAGCCTCAGGCCGAATACAGACTCCTCAGCATGACGGCCTCTCACGAGGAGATTAGAAATATAGATATCCAGGTTTGGTGGCGTTACCGTCTGACTGGCGAGCTAATCCCGCTAACGATGGCCAACAGCTCCGACGTGTCCATTAAGATGATGTTCAGAAAGGTGGATTTCCGGTCTTAAATCATTTTTTATCTTTAAGCAAGTAGAACTGTCCAATGTCTAATAGAATAGCCATTGTCCCAGCACTATCTCTCATTTACAAGATAATCATCGGCGAAAAGTATTACATCGGCAGCACCAAGGGGTCTTTACAGGCCAGATTGCTGACTCACTACAAGAAGGCGACGCTGTTCCCAGAAAGGAAGGTGTATAAGGCGATCTCAGCGCTTGGGGGCTGGCATCTCTGCTCTGTGGAAGTGTTAAAGACCTTCTCTTACACAAACAACGAGG